GTTTGTCTTGTGGTTGTTGCCATTTTTGTCTCGTCCGTGCTTTATTTATTAATAATAAAAACGGCGTAGTTATACGTAGCTGGCATTACGAGTTTGTTCGTCGAAGAATATGCTGAGAATTTCGGCGTTAGTGGTGTTAATAACCGTGATCTGAAGTTGTATCAGTATGCCATTTTCTTGGGGAAACATCTGTATGTCATTGATTGTGAACCTAGGATCGCCTCCGGCTACACGTTGTACTTCAGCACGTAATTGCTGTGACAGTTGTTCAACTTGATTCTCAAACACAAAATCCCATAGTGCAGTACCATACCCTGGACGGCCTGGTAGTTCGCCTTGGCGAATGCTAAAGGCGTTCAACAAGTCTCGCTGAATCAGATCAAAGTCTGTGAGCGTGAACTTTTTGAATTGATTGATGGTGTTGAAGCCAATAAATGTGGTCATGACAATATTTATGGCTGTTAGGCGGTAGTGCGTTGCGCAATGATTTCTCGGAGTTTTTCAATAGTTGCTTCTATGCGTTTTCGAATACCAACCAGTCTTGCAACGTCTTTTTCAATTTCTGCTGTGATGCTATACAACGGATCAATTTTGCCAAGTTGTTCAGATATGCGGCGGTATTCTAAATACTTACTGTCTAACAGCAGTAATTCTCCTAACACGTCTTCCAATATTTTAACACCTTCGGCTGCGTTTGATGGCCCAACAGTTTTTCTAATTTCAACCAGTTGCAATTCTATTCTGTTGAGTTCTTTGCTGGCCTCTTGTAATTTCTTAACCAACGCCAATGATTCGTTCTGTGCATTGATTTGGTCTGACACACTGTATTTTACTGTGGGAACTTTGTCGTTGCCCACAATGCGTTTGCTGGCTGCATCCACAGTTTGTCTGTTGACTGTGTCAACTGCTGGCAATGGTGTGATCACTGCTTTCATGGGATCATCTATTTTGAAGTTTGCAAAATCTGCTGCAAATGCTCCGTCTCTCGCTGCGGTGTCAAGTCCAGCCTTGATGTCTGCTGGCAACGGTAAACCTTTTGCCCAGTCCATGGTAGCAGATACACTTTTAGCAGCGTTGTTGGCTAGTCCGGCCAATGATGCGGTACTTAATTTGTCTGTGGGTATACCCAATTGCTTGACTGCATTGAGTCCTTGACTCATAAGTTGTTGTTGAATACCATCTTGAGTTGGCACTGAGCCTAGCAAACTGTCTAGACTGTTGATACCATCTTTACCAGTAAACACTGCTGGGCTTTTCAACACGTCAGTCAGTGAATTAATACCTTGTTTTAAATACGTGGCTGCGGTGCCTGGTTTGAGCACTCCAACTGATTCCAACTGTGATGCATCAAATCCAAATTTTCCTGCGCCCAGGCTGTCTGATATTGCACTAGATGCCTGACCCACAAGTTTGCTGGCCGAACTCATAGCAGCCGTAACATCAGAGATACCCAATCCCTGTATGGGCACAAGAGATGCACCTTGCTTGGCAAAGTCTGCCACATTAATGCCATTGGCCACCGGCAAGTTACTTACAACAGATGATATGCTTGACAGTGTTTTGCTGGCCACAGATTGTGCTTGTGCCGCTATGTCACCAACTCCGGGTATATTTTTAATGGCTCCTGACAAGTCGCCACCAATGCCCTTGGCTGCTTGTGCCAGTTGTGCTTGAGCACCGGCTAGCCCATCAGCAGCCTGTGTGGCAGCACTGAGTACATCACCTTTTTTGAATCCTACCAAACTGCCAGCATTGACTTGTTTGTCAAATATGGCCTTGGCTTGAGCCTGGCTGAGACCCGGCGGGCCTTTGATTTCAAAAGGTTGCCCGTTGACAGGATTGGTAAAACTAAAAATACTCATTTGGCCGAGATCTCCACGCCAGCAGGTACGGGTGTCGCACCCGGTGGCGGTGTTGGTTTGCCTGGTTCAAACTGTGTTTCCACAGCCACACCCTTGTTGTGATAAGGATACGGCTCGTGTGTGGGTGCTCGGGTGACAATGCTTTCCAGTTTGTCTTTTTCTACCTTCCACCCTTTACTTGTGCTAAATGTCACATCGTCCATGGTGGTTTTTTGTATGGGTCTGGGTGCGGTCACTGTGGGTGCCGCAGGACCATTTAAGTCTATACCGCCAGCAGTAAACAACAATGATTCACCACCGTTCCAAGATCCGCCTGCACTTTGCAATGCCATTGATCCGTCGGCTTTGATACCTATCTTGGCTTTGCTGTAGATGGTTATGTCTTTTTTCACTGTGGCAGTGAGATCAGCATCAGCTTCCAAATTGATATTGGACATAGCTTTCATTTTTAAATTGCGACCAGCATACATGTTGATGTCACGATCAGCATGCAAGTTGATGTCGCCCTGGGTGCGTATGTTTACACTGTTGGTACTGAACACATCTACTGTGCCTTCTTGACCAAACTCCAGCCAAGTTTGTCCATTGGCATGCAATATGTAAAAGAAGTTGCCAGAGTCGTTCATTGTGATCTGATGCCCTTTGGCTGTGCGCAGTCTGAACAAGGCATTTTTGCCGTCAATATCACCGTCATCCATGACCAAAGTATGACCACCCATGCGGCTGATCACTTGTGCATCTTCAGGTTTGAGCTCTCCGGCTTGTACTTTTTTACGAAGATCATCAGGACTCATGCCACCTTGATAAACTGCAACACCCGGAGTGCTTACCCCAAACACAGCACTGGGACTTTCTCTCTGACTGCTGGACTGTATAGGACCACGTTCTATATCTTCACTGATGCCTTGTTGAAACAATGCTTGCGCTACTACACCTTGCACAGGTTTTTTCTGTTTAAAAAATTCACTGGAATTTACAATGCTATTGTTGTTGGTGTTGATCTCGGTAACTGGCAACAGCGGTGCATCAACAAAGTATGTTTCTTGATTTTTGTTACCTGACACATAACTTCTGACCGCGCCAATGGCTGGTACCATGTGTCCTATGCCGTTGCTTGGAACAACTCCAATGTAATACCCTAAATTTCTGTCTCCATTGGCAAAAACACACAGCACCTGAATGCCAATGTCCGGCGGTGTAAACCACATGCCGTATGAATTTTGGTTGCCGGGATAAGAACCAAAGTCATTGTCGGCCGTTTTGCCCATTGGTGTGTATCCAAAGAATCCCGGCAAATAACTCACTGTGATCCATTTGGAACTGTCAGTTTTATCAATGCCAGCAAATGTTTCAATGTACACTTGCAAACGCCCTGCTCGTGTGGGGTCCGAATTGTTCATCACTATGCCCGAGAATGGGCCAAACTCTGCTGGCACACCACCACGATCTAATTTGTAGTTTGTGGGGCGGCCTCTACTGCGTTGTACATCTTCTGACAAAGTTGCTCCTTATGCTTCTTTAACTATGGTTTGTGTACGCCCTGCATTGGCATACGGGTTGGTATTTAATGGCTGAGGTGCCGCTTCACCAAATGTAATAGGGTTAACCCCAGAACCAGTGGGCGCTCGTGGATATGCTGACGGTGCGATTGTATTGTTGGTGTTCGCCGGCGACACTGGTGAAGAACTACCAATGTTTGTTGCTTGTTGCACGGCTGCTGGAAGAGCACCACCTTCGACAGCCGCCGCCGCAGTTTTTACGCCATTGTCCAGTGCAGAGTTGCCGCTGGACAATGCTGCTGCTGGAGACTGTGCGTTTCGTCTAGCCAAGATGGGATTGTCTGTGATGCTGTCATTGCCTGCGGCTCTATTTTGTGCTTCTCTCAAAGATGCACCATTGGTTGCCACAGTCGAGGCTGACTTGCCCACAGTGTTTGACCCATCTGGTTTAGGGAAGCGGAAGTATGAACCTTTGATGGTTTGTTCAAACTTGCCTTGTTTAAATTCACTGATCACTCGAGTTGCAAGGTATACTGAACTTTGTATCGGCAGTCGATTTTTCGTATCGCCCCCTGCATAAGGATCTGCCAGGCCAGTGTTCAAATCATAATCATTTGGCCGTTGCCAAGCAACTTCATA